GTTGTTATCATTGCAGTCACTTAACCCATCAAAATGGTTGGAGGTGAAGGCATTTCTAGTTGCTGCAGCTGTTTCCGGGGGAGTTTCTACCATTATTATTCTAGCATTTGGTCTGTGAGCATTCTTTTTATCTGAAATGCAAAGGCAAGTATTTGATCGAGAGAGAAATTTTTGGCTATTAGATCGTACTCGCAACGAAGTTTTTCAATTGCTATGATCGGACCTAACCGGTGATCTGGATAGACAAACTTTTTCTCAGTGCACACATCGTGCTGGTCGCTTCAGTTCTCCCTGCCATCGCCTACGCCCAAACCGCCCTCGCCGACCCCCGTGGCTCCGGCCCCATCATCTCCGCCGTTCAGTGGCTGCAGGGCACCCTGCTCGGCACCATCGCCGCAATCATGGCGGTGACTATTCGTTCTTGCGGGCGATCAACCTGCAATGGGTCGGAAGTGGAAGCTGACGGGCCGCCTATTCCGGACTTTCCGGCACTGGACAGTCGAGCCGCCTCATCCCCGTCGCGTCAAAGAACCGGCAGAGACGCCCGACCTGCGCCCATCCGGCCTCGCCCCAGGCCTCGACGGCGTTGTCGTGCATCTCGCCCGCAACCCGGCTGGTCAGGACGTCATCAGACGGCACCGGCTTAGGCTGGACCTTCAAGTCCTCGACAGGCGGCCGGGTCGCGCCCAACGTCCCGCAACTGGCGGCAGCGACGCCGCAGCTCACGATCCTCAGGCATGCCGTCAGGAAGCGCTTGCGCGGCATGGTCTCTCTCCTCTTGCCGGTCTCGAATGGTGGTGGTGTCGTTCAGACGCTCGCCAGCGGCTGTTTCCCGCGCGCTGGAGGCCTTGCGTTCGGTATCGGCTTGCTCGGTCGCCTGCCTGTCGCGAACGCCCTCAGCGCCCCTGTGCGCGCAGTAGGCGCCGAAGATCAGGAAGGCGGCGAGTAGGCCAATGGCCAGCCAGCCGGTCGGGGTGAGGGCGCGTCCAGCGCGAAGCGCTAGCCCGATCATCGGACCAACTCGAAGTGCGGACCGTCGGTGAAGGCCTTCTTGCCGGCCCTCCGACGCGCGGCGCCATAGGCCTCGTAGGCCGCCTTCATTGCGCCAGGCGTCCCGGCCTTGATATCAGCCATGTCGATCCACGCGCCGCCCCAGCGCACAGCGACGCCCAACTCGCGGGCGGCCGACCAGACGGCGGCGGCGATCACATAGATCGGCTCCCATTCCCAGCGCATCTTGCCGTTGATGAACGGGACCAGATCGACGGCATGGCCGTATCCGTCCGCTTGCGCGCGGTGCTTGGAGTTCATGGTCTGCGAGGCGCCCGAGGCGACGTAGCGCTTCTGCTCTTCCAGCGTGCGCAGGCCGTCATGAACGCTGAAGTCCTGCACGGTGATTTGAATGGCGCGCTCAACGACCTTCACGAGGTCGGGGTGCACGCCCTTAAGCTCGGCGCGCGACTGCGCGCCAAGGCGGTAGGCCATGATGGTCTCCAGTTCAGGTTGTGGGGAAGGGGGTCGCGGCGGCGCTCCAAAGCGCGCGTCCGGCGGGGCACGCAGCGTGTGCCGGGTGATTATTTGCTCAATATTCTGGGCATTGCCCCATTCCGAGACTCGCGTTACGCGAGTGTTCGGGGGCGTGATCATCAGTCAGGAGGGCTGACCATGGGGCAAGCGTTGCTGAACCGTTCCGCGCAAGTCTTGCGGGCGATTGGCGAGACAGAAAACTACGACGTGATGGATCGGCTCGAGGTCATGGTCCTCAAGCACAATCCGAAATCACTGCCAGAGGCCGCCACGATGCTCGACGTGGTCGCTGTGAACGTCGCCGCGGGGCAGAGGTGTGACGGACTGGATGTCAGGGCAGTTCAGGTCGTCGCCAGCTTCCTGCGGGAGCAGCATCCCTGATGTCCGACCCGAAGGCGGTTGTAACCCGCGAAGAGTTGGCTTTGGCGCTGGCCATCCTGCGGGAACACAACAGCGTTTCCTTGCGGCTCCTGTTGGCAAGGGCGCAAGGTGACGACGCGGGCGCGATGGCCCAGGAGGAGCGGCTGGCCCATCTCGATGAGCAGTTGGCCAGCCGTTGGGGGCTACAGGATGGTTCTGGCGGGCTTCACTAGGTTTGGGGCATGAAGAAGCCGCGGCTGTTCATCTGCACTGACAACTCCCGGAGCGCCCTTGATGGTTATGGGCTGGATGCTAGGGCGCCGGAACCACTTCGCGGGGAGCGTGTTCTGATGGCGCCATTCTCCGGGGAGGAGAATAGCGGACGGCCCGGTAGCGCTTCAGCCCCCCTAGCGGCGCGCCGGGCCGCTTTCTATCCCGCTTCTGACTTGGCTTTGGTGATCTCGACTTCGGCCGTCTGTTTTCCGGGGTTCACGACTTCCCACGCCTTGCCGATGTAGGGGGCGCCGGCACCGTGCTGCTTCAGCATACCACGCCCATCAGCCAACCTATGATAGTGCCGTCGTCTCGTGTCTGTGCTCAGGTCCGATGGCTGTTCGCTAGGGCGGCCTGACCCGGCTCCCCTTTAGTCCCTTCGTGGGTGAGCCGGGTCTTCAGTTCTGGGCTCTCACGTCTTGGGGCGTAACCGGAGCCGTCGCCGTTGCCGCATCAATCGCCCGGTTGGCCATGTCTTGCTGGCCCGCGTTGACGACCTTGGCGAAGTAGAAGCCCAGGATCAGCAGCATCCCGTCCTTGAACAGGCCGACGATGGTCTGGACGCTTTCGCGATAGTCGGCGGGTATGTGCGGGCCCACCCAGGCGATCATGGGCGTGTAGAGAAGGCAGCCGGCGAGGAAGCCCAACGCCAGGATGGTGGTCGTCTGGGGCATGGGCGGAAAGCGGATGACGATGGGAAGGATCATGTTGCGGCCCTCGCGTGGGCGTCGATCACGGCCTTGAGCTGCCTGATCTCGCCCTCCTGTTGAACAGTCTTCTCGATGGCGGTGTCGCGCTCGGCGCGGACCCGGTCGAGATCGGCCTGCATCTGCTTCACCTGAGCCTCGAAGGTGACGGTTCGGTCGTGCGCGGCGGCGAGGTCGGCCTCGAACCGCACGGCGACCTGTTGAAGCCGTTCGATCTCCTCCCGCAGGCCGCTCGTAACCTCGGTAAAGGCCGTAGCGGTCGCTGCGATCACCGCTGCTTCACCGGTCGCGTGGGCATTGGCGGCCGTGGCGTCGACGGCGCGCCGTGACGGTCGCTGAACCCAGGCGGTCAGGACCCCGCCCAAGCCAAGGGCCGTCAGGAGCGCGACGATCCCTTCCCACGACGCGAGAGGCATGCCGATGTGATGGCCTGCGGACATGCGGGCTCCTGTGCGACGGGTTGAGGAACTGAGTTTGGTTAAGGGCATTCGGCAGGGATGCAGCTTGCCAATGACATCGTCGTCGGACTGACCCTGGTCGGCGCTTACTTCTACATCGTCTGGTGTGTTGGCCAGGCGAACGAGACGCCCCGGCGGTTCGCCCGCAAACGGCGCGACTGACGAACCGGGTTCGTCAGGCTTCCGGTTCGCCGGACGCGTCGGGCTCTTCGGGCGCAGGCGGGTTCACGATGGCGTTCAGTCGAGCCAGATCGGCATCCAGCCCTGTCCGCACATCGACGAACCACTTCGCCACGGACGGCATGTTCACCGCGGCCGAGGTGCCGTTGGGCAGGCCGTCGAGCAGCAGTTCCGCCACCTTGGCGGCGAAGGCTTGGGCCTCGGGGCCGGCCATGACATCGACGCAGGCCTGCACGCGACCGAGATAGAAGGTCGCTACGGCCTTTTCGGCGGCCTCGGCCTCCGCTGCATTCTGGGGCTGGGGGAAGGTGGGGGTGGTCGGCATGTCTGCCTCCTTTGGGGGTTAGACGTTGTAGAGGGCGGCGGCGCCCACGATGATCGTGAAGGATCGGCCCGAGCCGGTGTCGGTGACGACGCAGGCGAACTGGGCCCGCTTCTGTTCACCGGGTGTCGATACGTTCACGCGGAAGGCTGTCGCGGCGCCGGAGGCCGTGGTGATGGTCCAGTCCTCGTTCCCGCCGATCTGCGTCCAGGCGTAGGTGACCGGGCCTGTGTTGCCGGTGACGCTGATGGTGACGGTCGAGGTCGTCACCAGCCCGGCCGAGGTGCGAGACCCGACGCGCACGGCGAAATCAGCCTGGGCGTGGAAGCCGTTGATCGGCACGTCCGAACCGCCGAAGCGCGGGCCGCTGACCGTGTTCTGGCTCATGTAGACGTAGGCGTTGGCCTTGGTCTCGGAGCCCTCGGCAACTGACGCCGGGCCGATCCACCACACCAGCTTCTGTGTGCCGCCGAACGCCTTGCCGTAACGCGCGCGCGTGTTCTCGGTCGGGCTGTAGACGTACCAGTTGCCGGCCCGATATTCGGTCCGTTCGCCCGAGCCGGGATCGCGGATGCCGAAGGCGGCGGCGAGGATTTCAAACGACGAGGTTACGCCGTCGTTGGTAGAGCCGAAGCCGCTGACGTAGCCGTTAACGTCCAGCACCACGCCCTTGATCGCCTTGGCTGTACCGTTGGCGGAAGCCGCGACGCTCTCCACCGTCGTCAGCCGGGCTGTGACGCCGGTGCCTGGCGTGTTGACCGTGGCCTCCAGCGAGGTGACGCGGGAAGCATCCGCCTTTCCGGTCTGAAGGTTGGTGGTGGCGGTCTCCAGCGTGCCGACCCGGGCGTTCAGGGTTGAGGCCAGCGTGCCATCAGCGATTGAGAGGGAGCGGCCCCGCACCGATCCGGCCGAGGTTCGGTTGGGCTGGAGCCCGAACCTTGCCGCAACGGTCCCCGCCGGCAGAGTGGTTTCAGCACCAGAACCCGCCAGACCGAAGGACCGGGTGATCCTGTTCCCGACGCCGACCGGGAACATCGCGAGCGGCCCGGACACAGCCGTCATCGTGCCCGCCGCGTTGAAGGTCCAGGCGGTGATCCGGGCGTTGTCCCCGGCGACCTCCTGATCCCATATACCAGTGACCGTGATCACCTGGTCCGAGGCGATAGGGACCAGACCGCGCGCAATCCATGCCCCCGCGTTCGAGGACTTGAAGTAGTAACCCGAGGCATCGAGGCCCACGTTGGCGGCCCCGAGAGGCGCCGTGCCGGGCCCAGCCTGCGTGAAGAAGGCGCCGGCGACGTCGGTGATGGTCGTGGGCCGCACGCCTATGGCTGTGGCCTCCAGCACCTCAACCCGGGTCGCGTCAGCTTTCTGGCTTTGCAGATCGGCCGTCGCCGTTTCCAGCGCTCCGACCTTGGCGATCAGGCCGGTGCCAGATGTGTTGACGGTCGCTTCCAGGGCCGTCACCCGCGTGGCGTCCGCCTTGTTCAGCGCCAGGTTGGCGGTCGCGGTCTCCTGCACGCCCATCCGCGCGACAAGGCCGGTTCCGGCCGTATTGACCGTGGCCTCCAATGCAAGGAGGCGGGACGATGACGCCGCGTCGTTGGTGGTGATGGCGGTCTCAGCCGCCGTCAGCCGCGCCAGCACCCCCGTCGTCGGTGTGTTGAGCGTGGCGAACATGGCGTCCGACCGCGCCAGCAGACCGGTGCCCGGCGTGTAGATCGCCGCGTTCAGAGAGCCGAGCCCGGTCCCTGCCGCATCGATCGCGTCCTGCATGGCGACGATGGTCGGCGCCGTAGGGATGACGTTGCCCGCCGTCAGGTCCCCAGCCACGATCCCGCACTTGATGCCCGGTTCGCTCTTGGCGCCGTTCTTCGCCACGTACTGGAGGGAGACGCAGTAGGTCTGCCCCGGTGTCAGCCCGGCGACCTCATACCGGCCGTCGGTCCGAGGCGAACCCTCATAGCCATCTGTCCAGGGCCCTGCCGCGCTTGGGCCATGCTTGATGATGACCCCGACAATGTCAGACGT